TTGAGCAACGCGGTGAGGTTCTTAGCCGCAGCCTTCTCGGCTGCTGCCTTAGCTAGTTCTGCCCTGATCGCTGGAGTGATGCCCGATGTATCTTTACCGCGGTTCATCTCGGCTTCACCTATTGCTTGAAAGGCTTTTAAGTCTCCACGCGCTAGGGCTGCTAACTGACCAACGCCTACACCGAAGCGGCGTACGAAGGTTGCAAGTGCTGTAGAAGTCTTTTCAATTATGTTTAAGGTGTTAGTAAGTCCACCTTCACCGCCGCCGCCAAGTGCTGCAAGTGCATCGAGTAAGCCACCACCGATAATCTCTTTAGCGTTGTTAGCTGCTACAGATAAGCGTTGAAGTGATCCTGCGTAAGTATCTACTGAAGTCTGAGCCTGTCCGCCAAATAGATCGTTAATCCGCATTTGGACTTCTTCAAAAGACATAGCCTTTAGTTCAGCCTGAGTTAGCCCGATACCGTACTTAGCAAGTGCGCGAGTTTGTCCTACATAACCTTTGCTCAAATCGCCTGCGACCGAAACCACATCAGCGCCACTAGCTGCTGAAAGGTCTAGCGCTGTACGAAGTAAGGACTGGGCTTTAGTCACATCGCCAGTAGTAGTTAATAAGCGCTGAAAGGCTGGGCGTAGCTGGTCATCAAGTACACCGAATTGCTTTTCTAAATCGGCGATAAATGTACGAACCGAAGGATCTGCAAAGGCTAAGCCTAAGTTGTTCAAAGACTGAGTTAATACTCTGGCTGCTTTATCATCTGCTGCAAAGGCTTTAGCTGCATTGAAAGAAGAACGAGCCAAGCGCTGTGCTGTGAATAATCCTAAATAAGACTTAGCAAGTGTTTTAACCTGGTTATTAAGTCCGACAGTTGCTTTAGCGGCATCTGCAAAGGCTTTGCGACCTACGAACTCCGCGGCAATATCGACTTTTACATTAGTTGCCATTACTTATAGTTACCTGTCTTAGCGTTGAACTTAGCGGCTGCGCCCTCTAAGGCTTTAATAACTGCGCCCTGAGTCTTGCCTTGATCTTCATTCCAAGCGCGGAAAATACCGCGACCTTGCATCTTGCCCTGACCTTTAGGATCGCCGCCTAAGCGTGGCGAGAAGTTACCGCCTGGGTTCTTACGCCCTGCTGTCTCGTAGATAGCACCAGCGGCGGACTTATTAAGCAAAGATACTAGTGAACGCCAGCCACGATAATTAGGGCGGCTTGGAGATGTTTTGTAAGTAATACCGCGCTTAGCGATAGTTGGATTATAAGTAGGGAACTTGCCTTTGCCGTCTGCGCGTTCTGCCCAGCCGCTTAAAGGTGACTCGGCTGGCATGTAGCCGCGAGCTTTAGCAGCAATAGGCTTTAGCAAATTGCCAAGTTCTTTAGTTGTTGCTTTAGCTAGATCGGGTTCGTATTGCTTTAGGGCTTTGCGGAGTTTATCTGCGCCTTTTACTTCTGTTGGCATCCGCTTGCTCCTTTGCTCTGTCCTTTAGGGCTTGTAATAAAGTCCTAAACATTGTGTGATCTAGTTCAATTAAAGTCTGTGGCGAGAGTCCTGTCTCTAGCGATAGTCTCGCTACGAGATAGGTGAAGGACTCTCGCGTTACTCCAAAGGGTCATCGTCAAGAACCTCAACTCGCGTTAAGGTTTCAAGGAATGACTCTCCGAAGGGTTTAACGGTCTCACCAGACCTACGGATCGCTTCCCAGCAAAGCCAGTAAACATCGCTTTGCTTTTCATCATCTCTAAAGGCTTTGTGAAAACCCTTCTTTGCATACTGCTCGAAGGCGTACTCGATCGCCGGAGTGATCTGGTACTCGTTAACGCTTCCGTCTGCCCTTGTTACCTTTAGTTTTGCCATGCTTTGCCCCTTAGTTAGTTATTACGCTGTTGTGACTGCTACTGTGCCGTTTACTGTCCAAGTTACGGACTGTGTGCCAAGATCGCCAACTGCGCCGTTAATATCGGTTAGGTTATTGACTAGGCATGACATTGTGTAAAGAGGGTTAGTCGCTGAGACCGCTGCTGAAGTCTGCTTTGCTGTGACTGTTACTGATGTTCCGTAAGCTGCTTGCAAAGTTGCTAGAACTTCGCCTGCTGCTGTGTCGTTTAGGAAATCGATAGTAACTGATGATGCTTCCAAGCCTTTAACGAACTTGTGACCTGTATCACCCATAGCAGTTACTTCGAGTTCATCGAAGGTGCGGTTAATCGTGATGCTTGTTACATGGTCTGAGAGGTCAACCGCGTTAACAGTAAGAACCACTCCATTGTTTAGAAATACTGCCATTTGGTTTATTCCTCGTCTTTCTTAGTTGCTGGTTTAGGTGCTGGTGCTGCTGGTGCTACCTGCCCGATTTTCTTCAGGAAGGCTGCGTTTTCTTTTTCCCACTCGGACATGGATTAACTCCAACTCGTTAGGACTGAGACTTGCATTGAGCAAGTCAAGAGATCGCCTGATGCAGCATTTAGAACGCTAGGCGCGCTCACATCTCCTACATTATAGACGATAGAGGAAGCTGATAGTTTGTTAAACATGGCTACCAGCATTTCTTCAATTCCATTTAGATTACCTTCGTTATCGAGCAAAGGCACAAACACATTTAGATTAAAATTAGCGGTTGGAGCGATCGTGTTGTAACTGTTGTTATTTGGCGTTACATAAGGATCAGCAGGGCTTACCACGATGCTATTAGCGATAGGCGTAGCTGGCGGAAAAGAAAAGACTGACCAAAGGGCGTTATCGACTAGCGCTGCTGCAATAGTGGCGCGAAGGGTTGAAATAGCGGCGGTCATGGTTAGCCAACCATCGAGCGCGGATCTAGGTAAGGTGCAAGTAAGCCACGAACGCGAGCAAGTAAAGTGTTACCCATGCGATAAGGGCTTGGAGCATAGCCATCGACTGTAACGCCACCGCTGGAAGGTGCTTGGCGGCTCTGCCAGATATCGATAGCCACCATAAGGCTTGCTTCCTGGATCGCTGGAATAGTTGAAGGATCTAGGTAAACATCCGCTGCGACTGTACCAAGTGGATTAACAGGATGATAGGGAGCTGGAGTGTTGTTGTTTCCTGTAATGTTGTAAGTAATAGTGTATTTATCTACTGATGTGATGGTCTTTGATCCGTTGTGCTTTGCACCGTTGCCAGTAATAGTTACGGTTTGACCAACATAATAAACATCGTAAACAGGAATGTTAAAGTAAAGAGTGCCAGTAGTGGCGGTGTTGCTGTGCCCGATGTTGTACTCGTTGTTGTTCCAAATAAAAGGAATAAGCACATTATCCGCTGCATCGCAGACTTCTTGAAGGGTCGCGTCAGCGTAAAGTGATCCAACGCCTAAAGCGCTGCGTAACTCTGCGACTGTTGTTAGCGACATATTCTCTCCTTCTAAAGACTGGCAGGGTAGAAGGGCACTACCCTGCCAGCGACTTAGTTACCTATTAGGCTGCGTTGTTGAACTTGAATGCGCCTGCTGCTGCCTTAGTAGCAATAGCACCGTATCCGTAGTATCCAACTTCAACCTGACCTGTGCCGACCTTGTCTGCACGAAGTTGTAGGCGTGGTGACTCGTACCATGTGTATGAGTCGCGGTTTACAACGATAATCGAACCATCTGCTACGCCAGTTAGTGAGTAATCGACATAGAGATCGAGTCCGAGTAGTGAGCCACGAAGTGACTGTGATACTGAACCTGGTGCGTTCTGTGGCTGGCTTGCCACGAATAGAGGGCGGTTTTGTCCATCGACCATTCCCATGATGTTTGACCATTGTGTAGGTGAAACGATTACGCTTTGTGCAAAGCGAAGTGTGTTTGTGTAGATAGAGTCTGAAGCGCGAGCAATAAAGCCAGCCATTTCAGCGCCATCCCACGGAAGTGTAATCGCTGTGCCATCTGCTGATGCGCCAGTCTGGATCGCTGTGCGAACTGCTACGTTTGTAGCCTTTGCGTAAGCATCAGCCATTAGTGACTGTAGTTCTGCGAAGAATGCTGGAGAAGTACGATCAAGAACTTCTACATCGAATAGCTGCATTCCAGCGTACTTCTTAACATCTACATCGAGGTACTCGATTTCGACCTGAGTATCTGAGAATGCTGCCTTTTCTGCTGTCTCTGCAACTGTAGGTACAGCCTTAACGCGAGGGATCTGGAACTTGAAGCCTGCATCTGGAAGTGTGCCTGCTGAGATCGCATCGATAGATGGGCGACCTGATGTGGACTTGTTGTTAATGATTTCAGTTAGCTGGCGTGTTGGTACGAGACCTGCAACATCTGTAGTGTCTGTGTCTGATGCTGCTGCTAGGTACTGACGAGCAGACTCATCACCGAGAGAAGCGCGAACTGCGTTTTCTAGGAATGCTGCTGGGTTTGTGTCGATGCGTGGCTTTGTGTATGCCATCGCCTTAATTGTAGGTGCAGCGGCTTCTACAGCCGCAGCCTCTACTGGTGTTGCTTCAACTGCTGGAGTGTTTTCCACTTCGGTAGTCTCGCTTTCTGTAGGTAGGGTTGGTTCTACGGCTTCAGCTGGTGCTTCTTCCGCTGCGATCTCTAGAACTTCTGCAGACTTAAACGCTGGTTCAGTAACTAGGGAAACTTCTTTTAACTTAGCCGCTGTAACGACTGTGTGACCATCGCGTGATGGCTTTGATGAAATAATTTCAGCCCCGATGCTGAGTCCTGAAACCAAGTTTTCGCTAGCCATGATTAGGGCATCTGCACCAGCCTGGCTGCGTGTGAATTTAAAGGTTGCATAAATGCCATCTTCGCGTGTCTCGGCTGAGATCATGCGACCGACTGGCTTCTTCATATCATGCTGTGATAGCAATTTAATTTTAGTTGGATCTGCGATTTCGATAGATCCTGCTGCGAATGTGTAAGCGCCGAGATTAGTGTTACCGATCTCGCCAGTACCCATAGGTACGATCTTTCCTGAGATTTCGCGGCGTTCTTCGCTGCACTCGATCGAGCTTGCTTCGATGTAGAGAGTCTCCATTAGTCATCACTTCCGTTAGGTGTTAAATCTTCCATTTCCATCGCTTGCTCTGTAGAGATCAAGCCCAGGGCTAACATCTTCTCCAGAACGAGTAGGCGTTCCATTGGTTCAACGCGAAGGAATGAAGAGTCGAGGTCGAACTTTACATAGTGTCCAGCCGTTGAAATATCATCCATGCTTAGTCGCTGTTCGATCGCGGATATGAACGGCTGGAACGCTAGGGCTACTAATTGCTTACGCTCATCTAGGATATTTGCATAAGTCATAGATGTGTTTTGATCTGCTGAAACATAATAAGCAGGAATGCCACACAAGCGGCTGATCTCAGTCGAAAGGTTCTGGATCGCTTCTGTGTAGAGCATGTCTTTTGGTGAAAATGATACTGGTGAATATTCAAGTGTAGAAGTTAGATAAGCAGTAGAACGATTTAGACGAGCTTGCTTCCAAGCTGCTAGTAATCCCTGAACTTCCTGCGGTGGAAGGTCTGCCCCAGAGTTTCGGATATAACCTGTAGGCATTGGAGAAGATGCTGCAACTGCTGCAGCTCGTTCTACATCTATCGCGGCTTGAATTGTGCGCGCACCTGTTGTAAGGATACCTTCGTTAAATGCTTGGATGGTTACTAGCGAACCGAGACCAGACATAGGGCGAGGCTTGCCATCTACCAAGTATTGAGTTACGAATTGACCGTAAGGATCTACTTCTGTAGTTACGCGAGTGTTAGCAACCCACTCGAAAACTGCGCCGCGACCATCTTCTGCATAAGTCTCGGTAATTTCCAGGAATGCTTCACCGAAGAATAGAAGGCTATCTACCAAATAGCTGATAGTTACAAATTGTGGTTGATGCTTTGAAAGTTGCTTTACCCAGCGAGGTGCAGGGATTTCTTCGCCAGTTGATGCCTTCTTATATTCCAGCGGAATAGTTCCGATAGTGCAAAGCAGATCGCGGCATCGCTTGACGGTTGGTACGCTCATCGCAGCATGGCGAGAGACTGAAGGGCTGTAGTAGTAGTTAGATGCGTAGAACGCATCGCCCATAATTTGCGGCGCTGCCTGTGCTTCTAATACTTTTGGCTTACGATCGAATAGACCCATAGGGTGCAATTATACACTACATGTAGGTCATTCTGCGTATATAGCCGCTACCTGTTGTGGTTTCATCAACATCGACACAACCATCGCTAAAGCGATCGGTGCAGACACATCGCCTGCCGATTTACGCTTTACAATACGCCAGGCTGAGTCATTGACTTTAGCCGCGCAGTTATTCATTTGTTGGATTAGTTCAGCTTGTCCA